CAAGAAAAACACCAGGATGGAGAGAACCATTTACATTGTTATCTGTATTTCGAAAAAAGAAAATCAGTAGAAAACTGCAATTTCTTTGACTACGGAGACTACCACTGCAGCATAGAATCCCTAAGAGACCCTAACGCTTGGTGGAATTACATCACTAAAGACGGAATATGGTTAGAGCATGGAGATAAGGACCAGGCCCTAAATAAAACTAAGAGGGGTAATTGGTTAGAAATTATTACAGCAGCGGAAAATCAGGAAGATTTCATGGATTTAGTTAAGGTTAATTTCACAGAAAAATACGTATTACAGCACGAAAAATTAGAATACTTCGCGCGTAAACATTATACACCTAAAGTTAAAGAATATGAAAGTGACCCCAACTATACGTTTGTTATTAGTCCTTGTCTTACTAATTGGTTACAGGATGAGTTTTATGGAACCCACGATAGACCCAAATCTTTGGTCTTGGTGGGACCAAGCAGAACAGGAAAAACCGTTTGGGCAAGAAGCCACGGATCCCACAACTACTTTTGCGGAATGGTTAACTTCAAACGGTGGAACAGAGAAGCCTCTTACACAGTATTCGACGACATGCCTTTCGCAAACATCGAAACATTTTGGAAATCTTGGTTTGGTTGCCAAAACTCATTCACAGTTACCGACAAATACATGGGAAAATTAGATATTAATGGGAGAAGACCTTTTATTTGGTTATGTAATGAATTACCTATATGGCCAGATATGGATTGGAAATCTAAAAATATTTTAATTGTAAAAGTTACTAATAAACTTTATTAATTTACCCTACCCTAATACGAGTTTTTTTAATTTTTTTGTGGGCACCCTTTACGGGCGCCCGTTTTTAAACGATAGTGCTTACTTACCCTAAGGATTGATGATGGAAATATTATTAGTGTTAGCATTATCAAAATGATGGAATTTGGCATTATAAGTCCACGAGACCTTTAATCTTGATTGAGGAAACGCTGGCTCTATTTCTGAAACTTGATTTGAAGACACTCCGTGGAAAGTCCAAAAATAAAATTTAGTGCCTTTCAACATGACTTTGTCTTGGATTTTTTGATAATTGATAGCTTTGCCTCCGAATTTTTGTAAAAATGATCTATGGGCTGTCTGGCCAAGTGGGAGAAGAATACGGTCAACTTTTTGAACTGTTGCATACCTTCCCCAGCCCCTGGCAGTGAAAGGTGTTTCTGGAATGGCCTGATACACTGAAGGAGTGGCGCCAGTCACGGTTGCTACGGACTGGACATTAAAGCACGATCTGAAGAGATCGACGGTTGTAGGAGCCCACTCAGTGGGTACATCACGGATGCACAAACATTCATAGAAATCTATTACCATGCTTGATGTGACCAATGGTGCAATATTTTGATGGGTAAAGTATACATCTATACTTACATTTTCAATATAGACACTACGCATATAGTCAGGACCCGTTGGTATGGATTGCACTGCTGAGGAATTATCCGTCTGACCCATACGCAACATTCTTGCTCCTTGGTTATTACGGATATCGTCTACAGGTATAACTGGATTTACATTAAATCCAAGCATAGATATACCAGCACATTCTTGTCCATTCGCAAGCGAATCCTTAGTCAAGAAGGCATAGTCTGTATAGTTAATCGATGAAGGGCGCCTGACTACTTTGTTAACCTTTCGGGCAAATTTTCTAATAGCCTTCTTCTTCTTAGACGGCTTTTTTTTTTTATAAATACGAGAAGCATCATAGTTAGCAGTCAAAAATCCCGAGCCACCACCGGAACTTTTTGTATTGGTTGTCGTGCTTGATGAACCGCCGGTTACCTTATCAGCTATTCGCTTACCGACGTGGGTGAGTATAGCGTTGCCGTACTTTGAATAAGCAAAATCGCGGACGGTATTCCCAAATGACTTAGCCCAAGTTCTTTTTGGCATTACGTACCACAACTTTTTTTTTGTCGGAGTTTGAATATATATACTATATAAGAACACACACACACACTTGAAAGTAATATTAAATTTCAAGTGTGTAAAAATGGTAACACAAAACAAAAAAAAATTCAGAATCAACTCTAAGCATATAGGACTTACTTACCCTAGATGCAACGCGACTCCAGAAGAAGTTCTGAACTCACACAAGAGCCGAAAGAATCTTATTTATTGTTTAGTCGCTCAAGAAAAACACCAGGATGGAGAGAACCATTTACATTGTTATCTGTATTTCGAAAAAAGAAAATCAGTAGAAAACTGCAATTTCTTTGACTACGGAGACTACCACTGCAGCATAGAATCCC